AACGTATTAAATCAGCACGCCTGTAAATCTTTTTACCAGCTGTTGACTCACCGGAAGCTCTTGATACTCCTTCACCTGCTTTCATTGCAGTATCTCTTTTAGTCTTTTTGCTTTCATTTACTTCTTTCGTCTTAGAAATCATTTGTCTTTCTTTCCAAGTCGTAAGCAGTTCATTGGCTGCATCAAAGTCATAAGAGTCTGCTTCTTTATACAAGCGTTGTCTTATCTTACTTCCATTTACCCACTCCTGAAATCCTCCGTCAGTGATGACTTCTTGGAAATCTGGATGTGCCTTTTCGAGTTGTTGGGCAGTCAAAGCAGCTTGTTGCTGTTGTGTCTGTTCCGAAAACTCTCTGAACCTAGGATGATTATCTATAATTTGCCTGACTGCTTCTTCAGGATTATCATAAAAATCTGCTGGCTCACTTGTGGTAGTCTGTTGGCTTTGCGAACTTATCTGTGATTGCAAATAAGAATCAGTTAGCTTTCTAAGTTCACCAATCTCTTGCCCTTTCCTACCTAGTTCTTTCTCTAGGTTCTCATAGGCTTCAGCTATTTCTGATGAGGACTTACCTTGAAATTTCTTAGGAAGTTCAGGCTCTTCTTGCTCTTGAATTTCTTCCTGTTCTACTTCATCCTCTACAGCTAATGCTTCTAAAGATTCGTTTACTTGCTCTTCTACTGGTTCTTCATGAACCTCAGGGTCTACAATTTTACTACTCATGCTTCTTACCTCCGTCTTTTAAGATTATGGGGGTTATAAAAATGTTAGAGCTGGTACTAATCCAGTTGTTCTAACGCTAGTTTGGTAGCTTCCTCTAAATTAATAAACATGTTTAGGAAAGATACCTGTCCTCTACGTAAGTGTAGAGTCTTTTCATCTTCAATGTCATAGATTTTTTCAAGTGACTCTGCTAGTTTAGTGTACTCTTCTAACAATACACGCCAGCCATCATGTTGAATCATGTCTAATCGTTGTTCTAATACTTCTCTATCTGTCATCCGTTCATTGCTTTAGACAAATTAAGTATAGTTTCTGAGTTTAGATGTTCTACTTCAGGTACATTACGTGCAGTTTCTGACTGTATACCTTTTATTCTTACCATCTTCTCAGCTAGTTCTAGTTGTTTCTTAGCTAAAGTTTCATTAGATGCTTTATCACCTGCATCTACTTGTAGCTTCTGTGCTTCTGCATATAGCTTATTAATGTCTGCTTTAAGTTCTTCTAGTTCAAGCATAGACTTTTGCATTTCTATTTGTTTTATTTGCTCATCTTGAGGATTAGGCTGCATCATTTGGTTGATTGCTTGCACTAATTGTGTTCTGTTTGCTAGTGATGAGTTCTCAAATATACTCATTAAGATAACATAAAACGCAGGAGAACCTTGTGGTGTCATAGATAACAACTGTACCATCTGTGTTGTTTCTAATTCCTTAGCCATAATACCCAGACTACTGTAAGGTTTAAACTTAAAGTCTACTGCTGGATATCTTTCGTTATCAAACTGTATACGTCTGTATAAAGTTTTATTAATCATAGGAATCAAGAATGAATCTTGGAAATTCATTAGTGTTCTCTTCTGACGTTTGATAGATGCTGCTTGGAGCATTGACATACCACTAGCAGTTCCATTCCGAGGATTGGAAAAGTTACTGTTAGCTGTGTCCATAGCACCAGTACCCATCTGAACCATGCGTTCTAGCTCTGCTGCTTCGGTAAAGGTCGACTGGGATAGACTACCAAAGTTCAGTGGCATTAGAACGGATTTAGGGTCGCCATTTGTGAGGATAGTCTTACCGGGACGGACATCAAATTTTGTTCCACGTGGTAGACGAGTGGCGTCTAATCCCATCATTGGGTGTGTCGTGAGTGCTAAGGCGTCAATACGAGCTCTCAGTTCAGCATCTAAAGCTTTCTGTGGATTATATCCCTTTTCAGCTACACCCCTACCCCAGAACTTCGAGGGAACACGGTCATTTTGATAGGCAACAAACGGTCTATCATTTAACATGTATGGGTTTTCTGCTGCTCTTAGTACGCAATCGTCATTAGCAATTGTAACAACTGCTTCAACTAACTCATCATCATTGTAGTCAAACTGGTCTACGCTGCTTGAGTTTCCACTAAGAAATCTTTTAGGAACTAATCCCCAATATTCTACAATCTTTACTTTGTCATCTTCATCAGAGTCACTAAACTCTTCATCAAAGCCAAAGTCTGCTTTGTCATAACTACCTAATGGCATATCATTATATATACCATCCTTCATACCCTTAGTAATCATATATCTTGGTTTAATTACTATGTGGGCGACACCTAATGCTTCATCTATTGTTGTAGCTGTAGGGTCAATAACAAATTCTTTTGGTGATACTGATTCTAACTTAACACATGTGTACGGAACTTCTTCTGTTTCCGTCATAGTAGTCATAGTACCCGGAATAGGCACCTCAGTTGCTACCATTTCCATTTTATCCTGTACTAATACCTTACCAATACCTGTACCAAATATAGCACCGTTAAGTAAACACTCTGCAATAGCGTCCTTAACTCCATCTTTTGTTAAATCTTCATGAAGTAAGTTACGTATGTACTCTGCGTCTTGTTTGTTTTGGTCAAGGATGTCATCTTCTAGGTCAAACCAACGGTTTCCTCCAAAGATTGCTTCCTCTAATTCTGCTACTGTAGCTTCAATTGCCTGTGATGTGGCTGGAGAAATTAATTTACTCTTCTCTGACTGCCTTGTTTTGTCATCTGTTGCCCAAATACCACGCCATAATCTGTAATATTCGTCCCACTTAGACATATAGTTAGTATTCCTGTGGTCCTCCCACTGGTCTACTCTGTCTAACACCCATTCTCTTAACTGACTGTGTGGACTATCTAGGTAATCTTTCTCATCCATAAATTAATATCCTGCTATTGCGTCCATTGGTTCCCATTCGTCTAGTTCTATACTTCCTGCGTAGTCTGCTACACTAACTTGGTCTATATATGCAAGGCTATCCAGTAAATCATCATGGCTAAGAGGAGAAGGAAAGTCCATCATTTGGGAAATAAAGTAGTCATTCCAATCTGCCTTTCTAAATTTTATCTTACCATGCTCTAGTCGTCCTTGCAGCGACCATGTAATTCTGTCTATCTTTCTTTTACCGCCATGAGTAACATCTGTTATGTTAACCCATCTACCGTGTGTCCTCATCTCATCTTCAAGATAAGGCATGATTGCGTTCTTTAACGCTCCGGCTTCAATTCCGACAGTAGTTGCTTGACTTTCAATTGCAGCCTGTAGTATTTTAAAAGCAGTTTCTTTAATACCCCATCTACCATGATATATATCCTTTACTAACCATTCGTCATTAACAATCTTAACTACTGATATTGCTGTTTCGTCTAACTTACTTGACTTTAAACCTCTGTCTTTACTTGTTGCTTCAAACCCTGCTGGGTCTACTGCAACTACATAATGACCTATTGTACCTTCCGCAAAGTCTGTTTCATTATCGACATACTTAATCCACTCTTCCTTAAATATTCCTCCTGTGAAGGATTCAAAGGTGGCTTCAAATTCCTGCCTGAACGCTTGAGTAGACATTGTACTCTTTGCAGCAGCGATTTCTTTGGGGTCCAATAATGGATTATCTGTAGAATTAAATTGAAATGCTTGCCAGTCATCATCTTGTTGTGCTTCTATGTATAGTTTATAAAAATGATTCTTTCCTGCAGGGGTACCAATAAACATAGCACCACCTTTTACATCTGCAAGAGTAGGTCTTAAAATCATTTCCCACACTTCAGGCTTCATACTGGCATATTCATCAAGTACAACGTACTCCAATCCTACACCCCTTAAAGTATCTGGTCTATCTGAGCCTTTAAGGTATATCTTTCTGTCGTTGACTAAAGTTAACACTGCTGTGTTTTCGTGAGCAGCTTTTATAACATCCTGCCCTAACTCCTTTAGCATACCCCACATAATATCTTTTGATTGTTGGAATGTGGGACCAACGTAAAATACGTCTTTGCTTTTGCTTTGTAGTGCTTTGATTAATAAAACCCAAGCAGCTAACCTTGACTTACCAAATCTTCTACCTGCTGAAACAACTTTAAAACGAGCAGGAGATTTAAATATCTCCATCTGAGCATCATGAAGTGAAACTTTAATATCTGCCATTATTCGTCTATGGCATCTATTACTTCACCTTCAAAGGTAGCTTGTTCCTCTGCTTCCTGCTTTTCTATTGCCTTTACGGATTCAACAATAATATTTATTCCTAAATCCTGGTGTTCGTGTTTTATTTCAACAGCTTTATGTGCTGGAACAATTCTATCCATGCACATCTTTAAACAATGTCTATCACCTTTTAAGGCTAACTCAATAACCTTGTCTACAATCTCTGGACCTCTTGCTGATAATACTTCTCTGCTTAAAGCTGTATATTTGTTTACTGAACCTACGGGTCTGCCGGCTGGATTCAATGATGGCATGCCCTTGTATAAGTTGGGATTACCTGCTTTCTTTTTTGTTTCCTTTGGCATACCTTTGTCCTGTGTTAAAAAGGGAGGTTCTATACCCCTATTATACCACGCTTTGCTGGTGATTGCAAGAACTTTCCACAAATAGCCACAAATTGTACCTTTGGATTAGTAAATTTGTAATTACATTGTAGGTCCAAATCCCATCTCATGTGCTAATGACACTATCTGCGTAGCAGGTCGTCGCCCATAAGGGTCCCCCCGTAGCCATGACTAGCCAGAATTTGCCATTAATGGTGGAAGGTGGCAAGGATGGAATTTGCCATTAATAGCCATCAGTGGCAATGGTGGAAAATGTGAGATAAATGTGAGAGTGATTGTAGTTTTTAGTGGCATAACATGTTATGCGTGATATTTATTTTGCCTAAGGGGTTGACTCTCAAACTGAGAAGGGTATATTTATACACATGGACGCAGTAACTGGTCCTAAACGAGAATGATTCTCATTAACATTTAACTAACATAAAGGAAATAATATGAATACTATCAATGACTTAAACAAAGCACAAGCAACTCTATACCGTTCATACGTCAAGGCAAATCAAATGGACGTTAACCAACAGGCTAAGATTGACGCCTATATGGACCAAGGCAAGGAAGGACATGCAGAGATTTTAGGCATAGTCGAACTCATGAAGGTTAACAATGAGTCAACAGCTAAGATTAAAACACAGGTTTCGAGAGCCAGTGGCAAGCAAAAATCAGGACTTAGCCTTCAAGGATTAGGCAAGGATGATGTAGCTGTGATTGCACCTAAGAAGGACAGCACTAAGCCTTCTAAGGACAAGCAAGAAGTGGCAGAGAAGGCACCAAAGCCTGAGGACAGTGTTGAAGCTAATACTCAATCAATCACACATGACCAAGCGTGGGAATTTGTAGAGAAGTATTACACACTAGACGAGGTGGAAGCTCTCAGAGGTGCTGTTAAGGCTAGAATAGCAGAGAAGGTCAAGAAAATAATCGCTGCTTAATCTAACCACTAACCAAGAAAGCCGGCTTTATGCCGGTTTTTTTGTGCCTGTAATCCTGAGAATGAGCTCCATATATTCGATATTAGAGGACTTTATATAGTAAGCAATACCAAAGCTTGCCTAAACAATAATAATCCAAGCAAGATACCCTGAGTTTGACATTAGAGCATTAGTATGAGATAATTCATACATGAATCGAGATACAGGGATTCAAAACAGGCATAACATGTTATGCGTTGACAATAACTAAAAATGAGAGGTGTTAAATGTACGATGTAGATTGTATGACAATCTCAGAGCATGCGTTAAAAACTCCGGAAGGTTTATTGGATGTGATTAAATTTGTATTCACTACAATCCAACAGCCTTTGAGTAGCTGTAAAAATCAATTGAATGATATTGATACGCATGGCACTGAAAGTAAATATTTATTTGGTAGCAAAAGAGCCGGATTAAAATATGCAATGGAAAATAAAACTAAATTGTTTTGGAAGGTGCAAGAATTGCAGAAGGAATCACTAGAAAATATTGATACAGTCAGTAAAGCTGTAAGATTATTCATGGAAGTTCCCGGTTTAGGTGCTGTAAAGTCTGCATTTGTATGTCAAATGTTAGGTTTTAATGTGTCATGTATTGACAGTCATAACTTAAACAGGTTAGGAATGGAATTAAAAGATGTAACTATTCCTAATTCATTGACAGAAAAAACCAAGATGAAAAAAATAAAAGCCTATGTACACTTGACACAGAGAAAAGGTACTGTATACTGGTGGAACTCGTGGTGTGATTATGTAGCCAGTAAAGGTGGCATGAATAAAGCATTAGCGACAGGCAATGAAGTGAGTGCATTCCATGTGGAGTGCGTAATTAGATAATGGCATAACATGTTATGCGTAATAGAGGAGAAGTAATGCAAGTATTTCATATAGGATATGATGTAAAAATAAACAAGTGGGATTATGTAGATGCTGATAGTGAAGCTGAAGCAATAGAAATTCTAAAAAGAAGGGTTTCTGATGAGGAACATATACCTGAAAGTCAAATAGAAGTACATTCAATTTGGGAAGGAGAAGATTAATGACTAAAGATTATTTAAATGATGTGAGAAACCTTACAGAAACATTAGAGGTAGATGAAAGAACTATAACAGTAACTAGAATGACTGGTAATGGTGAGAAGGAAGTTACAAGAGATGAGTTTATTAAAGTATGGGTAGACCATTCTGAGTTATGGGGACTGGTAGACTATGATGAGATAACAGTGATGACTATAATGGTAGATGAGATTAAAGAAGCCATTACAGAACTAGCCGGTCATAGTTGGGATTTAAAATATATTAGAAAAATAAAAAACATGGAGAAGGCTAATGAGCATAGTGCTTGACACACCTGAACAGATACATGACTTTAGGCATAGAACTTTATTGATTGGTTTGGAAACTGAAATTAAATTTCCCGGTCATCAATTAACTAGAGGTCGTACTTGTTACGCTAGGATTAAATCTGAGTTTGGATTGAAAGGTAACAAACAAAAAGTGTATGACCAATTTAAACAAATGATAGAGGAGAAGGCTAATGGCTAACTATAAATATGAAGTAATAATTGACAATGAGATATCAGTAAAGTTTGATACTAAAGGTAGAGCAGAAGAATATAAACTTGCAATAGAGAAAACAAACAATTATAATACTGTTAGTATCAAGAGATACTGGTACATGGATGAACTTATAACACAGGAGGATAGTAATGAAAGCAAATAGCTTTAGTTTTATGAAGGAAGGTTTTGACTGGGAACAGGAACAGGGCAATGACATGGAAGAGATAGACATGGAAAAAGTCTACATGGAAGTTGATGACTTATGGGATGCGTATAGAGAAACAGGTATGCGACCAAGTGATTTCATTTCGGAGATAGATTAATGGCTAACCCTAATAATAATATGAACGCTTATAACCAAGCATTAATAATTAATAGAGATTTAAAGAAAAGAATTGACAAAGCTAATGCAATAATAGATAATCTATTAGAAGTTAACGAGCACTTACAATATTTACATGACCTAAAGGAGATACTAAATGGCAGACATTAATGGAGTAGAAAGAACTTATGCTAACAAAGATGAGTATGATTGGGAAGGTGGTGAGGTTGACAATGGACCTGACTTTGATACTTACACAGTAGATGTAAAGTGGACAGGTACCATTGCTTCCTTTAACATCATGGCTGAGAACCAAGCTCAAGCAATTGAGATAGCTAATGAAAAGCTAGACATGGACAGCAATGGTTTAATATTTTTTGATGCGAGGGTAATGGAATGAGATGCAGAGCGTGTAACAAACAACTGAACGATAACGAGTCAGTGTATAAAGACAATGAAACAGGTGAGTATTTAGATATGTGTAATAACTGTATTCGTAAGAGCTATGCAAGCTTTGACTTGGAAGGTGATGACGATAGAAAATATGTTGAAACTTTGTTTACAAAATTATAATAGTATGTTATAATATTATTATAGATATATAGATATTAAAGGTTAATAAAAGGTTAAGTAAAGGATAAATAAAAGATATATTAATAGCTATTATGGTGTCGTAGTTATTAATAATTTTTCAGACACCAATGAGGATATAATTATGGCAGTAGCAATCGGTGAAGCACTATACCCGGCTCTCTTTGAACCAAAGGTAGATAAATACACACCAACACCCGGAGTTTATTCAATAGACTTGAAGGTAACTGATGAAGAAAGGGATAGACTAATAGCATCCGGTATCAAACCAAAACAAAAAGATGCTAATGTGTTTGTGTTTAAACGTAAGCCTATCACAGCTAAGGGCAACCACATGCCTGCACCTACAGTAGTAGATGAGAACAAGCATGGTTGGGATAGTGCAATTAAGATTGGCAATGGCTCGCAAGTTAAGGTGGCGTACTCAACATACGAACACCAAGCAACTGAGCAGTTCGGTCTAGGTAAATCTTTAGATGCTGTACAGGTGGTCAACCTTGTGGAATACACAGGTGGTGGCAATGCACTTGATGAGTTTGATGCAGTAACTAAGGAAGATGTTCCATTCTAATAGGCATAACATGTTATGTCATGGCTACTCTGTAATGGGGTAGCCACTTTTAATTTAACTGGGATGAATTATGGAACAGCAACAAGGCACCTTTGTTCAACACGAACCATGTCCACAGTGTGGCAGTAAAGATAACCTAGCAAGGTACTCTACTGGTCAAGGATATTGTTTTGGTTGTGGACATTGGGAAGGACCTAACGGTCAGAGTAAAGCTGAACCAATTATAGAGGATAAGAGTATGCAATTATTTACAGGTAACAGTGGTGCCATTGTAGACAGAGGTATCAATGCAGATGTTGTGCAGAAGTATGGCGTTACCTTACAGTACGGAGAGGATGGTTTAATCAAGAAGCATTGCTATCCATACCATGATGCTGACAATGGTGAGCATCTAGGTAACAAGATACGCACTGTTGATACCAAAGACTTTCTATATGATGGTAACAGTAAGGATGTAGGACTGTTTGGAGAGAACATATTCAAGGGTGGTGGTAAGTACATCACAGTCTGCGAGGGCGAGCTTGATGCAATGAGTGTTCACCAAATGTTCGGTAACAAGTACGCATCAGTCAGTCTACGCACTGGCTCTAAAGGTGCGAAGAATGATATCAAGCGTAGCCTTGAGTACCTAGAGTCATTCGACTGGGTAGTCTTGTGCTTTGACACAGACAAGGCAGGCAAGGATGCAACCAAGAGCGTGGTAGATTTGTTCTCACCTAACAAAGTTAAGGTGTGTAACCTACCTCTCAAGGATGCAAACGAAATGCTATTGCAAGGCAAGATAGCTGACTTCACTAGGGCATGGTGGGATGCCAAGCCTTACAGACCTGATGGTATTGTAGCTAGTGAGGACACATGGAACATACTGACAGAGGAGATACGTGTCGAGTCCGTTCCTTATCCGTGGGTTGGCGTCAATGATTTAACCTATGGTTTCCGTAAGGGTGAGCTTGTAACTATTACAAGTGGCTCAGGCATGGGTAAATCTCAAATGGTCAGAGAGCTAGAACATTACTTGCTCAATGCAACTGATGAGAACATAGGTATCTTAGCTTTGGAAGAGAGCGTAAAGAATACTACGCTAGGTGTTATGTCCATTGAAGCTAACAAACCATTGCACCTCAACATGCAAGACATAGACGACAGTGAGCTTAAAGGTTACTGGGATAAGACCATGGGCAAAGGTCGTGTGTTTATGTATGACCACTTCGGTAGTACCAGTGAGGATAACTTACTCTCTAAGGTACGCTACCTAGCCAAAGGTTTGGACTGTAAGTGGATTGTATTGGACCACCTGTCTATCGTAGTCAGTGACCAAGAGGTTATGGATGAGCGTAAAGCTATTGATAGTATCATGACTAAGCTACGACAGCTCGTACAGGAAACAGGCATAGGCTTGTTCCTTGTTTCTCACTTGCGTAGACCAATGGGTAAGGGTCATGAAGAAGGTGGACAGATAAGTCTATCAGAGCTTCGAGGTTCAGCTAGTATTGCACAGCTATCCGACATGGTGATTGGCTTAGAAAGAAACCAACAAGCTGATGACCCTGTGGTTCGTAACACTACGATACTTAGAGTCTTAAAGAATAGATTCAGTGGACTCACTGGTCCTGCATGTTCTCTACACTACGACAAAGAAACTGGTAGAATGAAGGAAACAGATTCAGTGGGAGAATTTTAATGAAACAAATTATACTAGACATAGAAGCGAACGGTCTTAGACCTGACACTATATGGTGTATAGTTGCTAAGGAGGTAGAGTATGGAACTACTAACACATTTATTGGCGAAGATATTTTTAGCTTTCCTGATTGGGTACGTCTTAATGGTATTACTCACATTTGTGGGCATAATATTATTGGATATGATTTACCCGTACTGGAAAAGATTACGGGATTCAAATGGGAAAAAGCTATTCAAGATACGCTAGTCATGTCAAGACTTGCCAACCCTAACAGGGAAGCAGGTCATTCACTAGAGTCATGGGGTAACAGGCTTGGCTTTAGCAAAGGCGACCACTCTGAATGGGGTGAGTTCTCTTGGGATATGGTTGAGTATTGTAAGCGTGATGTTGAGTTAACTGAGAAGGTATACGAAACATTGACCAAGGAACTGTCAGGTTTCAGAGAGGAGAGCATCAAGCTTGAGCATGATGTGGCTCGTATCATTACCCAACAGATAGAGAATGGTTGGTTTATTAATGAGCGTGAAGCTAACCTATTACTTGGTGAGCTG